CCACGTGTCCTCCGAGAGCACCGTGTCGACGAAGCTGCTGCCAAAGCCCCGCACTTCGTCGAGGGCCGCCGCGGTGACCTTGAGCGTGGCGTTGTTGCGGTCGAGCTGCTCCTGATTGGCGAAGGCGCGACGGGCGCGCTCGCTGTCCAGGGCAACGCCTTCGCGCAGGAGGTCGAGTGTCAACCGCAGCTTGCTCACCGCGGCCTCACGGTAGTTGTCGTTCGCACCGACGAGCGCGAGGTCCTGCTCCGAGAGCGCGAGGGCGGTCTGTTGATCCGCAAGCAACGAGGCCATGAACTGCTTGCGACGCTCTTCGGCGTCCGCGCGCTCCTTGTCGGCGTCCGCTTCCGCCTTGTCGTGAGCCTCGGCCTCCGGTCGGAACGCCTCCACCCCCGGCAGTTCGAACATCCCTGCCCGCGCCTTGATGAACGCCGCACGTGCTGCCTCGCCGTACCGTTCGGCGGTGGCGGGATCGAGATTTGCCTTGCCGATCGCCTCGAGCTTCGCACGCAGGTCGTCGGCCGCTGCGCCCGCCGGATCGAACTCCTTCTTCAGCCCCTGCACCAACTCGGCATGGTCATTCGCCCGCTTCGCAGCATCGGTGAACTCGTCGAGCGCGAGCTTCCCCTTGGTCCAAGCCACGTGGAAGTGGTCGTTGTGTCCCTTGTCGCCGGGTCCGAGCAGCTCGACGATCTCGATGCCGCGCGATTCGAAGATCTTGCGCACGTCAGCCTTCGACATTGAGGACATGCCGCCCGCAGGCACGAAGTCCACGGCCTGGTTGCGATAGTGGTAGCTGTTCTTGACGTGCTGCCCGCCCGTCGTGCTCGTGACATGCACGCCCGGCAAGTCTGCTCGCAGCAGCTTGGCTACCGCGGCCGCGGTCAGCGTCTCGGTTCGGTTGACCTCCCCGGTCTTGCGCATCGCCTGCTGCTTGGCTTCCTCGGCTGCCACCGCAGCGAGCCGTCCACGCTCGATCTCCTGCCGCTGACGCGAGAGGCTTGCCGATAGCCGATCGCTTCCACTAGCCGCGCGCACCGCCTCATCGTCCATGCGTTTGAACCGCTGGTTGATGGCCTCGATCGGATCGACCGCGCGCACGGCCGCGTCGCTGACATCCTTGAACAGGCCCCGAACTGTCTCGCGGGTCTGATTGACGGCGGCAGTCTGAGCCAGCAATCGCGCCCTGATCGCGTCGGCTTCCGCCGCAGCCTGCCCGTAAGCCACTGAGGCGCCCTCACCCCGCCCATAGCGCTGCTGCGCGATCGCTGCGCTTTTTCGGGCTTCCACCTCTTCGAGCGCGTGCTCCAAGGCTGCCCTGGTCTGTTCACGCGTCGCCATCGCTTCCGCCAACCGCGCGCGCGCACTGGCAAGGTTCTTCTCGGCGGACAGGCTATCCTGCTCGATCGCGGCCTTCTTTGCGGCGTTATAATCGGCGAGCGCTTTTCGTGCTGCGTCGGTGGCGAACTTCTCCTTGCTGAGAGCGTCGACGAGCGACATCGTCTTCGTCTTCAGCTTGTCAGTCGCATCGTCGGTCTTCTTGAGCCATCCGTACAGCGCACCAGCTGCAATGACCCCGCCGGTGATCGCAAGCCCCCAAGGCCCCTGCATGAAGGCCGCGAAAGCACCGGCCTTGCCGCCAAGGCCAGTCATTGCCGCCGTCGCCTGCGTTCCCTGCTGCGTCAGCACGGTCAGAATCGGCGTGCCGGCCTGAAGCTGCACCATCGCGTCCTGCGCCTGATAGCTCAGGTTCTGCATCGCCGCGCGCTGGGCGCCAACACCAGCGATGTGTCGCCCCTGCGCGCCTGTCGTCGCCTGCAAGGCCTCACGCTCAAGCCGCAGCTTCGCGACATAGTCGTCGAGCGAGATGGCACCCAGGGAGACGAGTTGTCGCGCTTCGACCATCTCCGCGTTGAACCGGTCCTGCGCTGCCCAAGCCGGATCAATCGCCGCCTTCAGCGCGCGCGTGCGCTGCTCGAGCACCTCCTCCGCGCGTGCAGCTTCGATGAACACCTCGGCCGACTGACGCGCTGATCCGGTCGATCGATCGAGGTTCACCGTCGCAAACTGGCCGGCCGAACCACGCGAGGCGAGCGATGCATCGATGCCGCCACGGGCAGCGTCCCCAACGACCGCGCGCTTTGCTGCTGCCGCCTCCTCGGTCCACAACGCGCGCTGGCGCTCGGCCGCCACGCCAGCCGCATCGGCAACCGCCCGATACGCGTTGGCGGCGCGCGTGAGTTCAGCCGTATGCTCAGCCTCGGCGATCGCCCCTCGCGCCAGTAGGCTGTTCGCCGTCCGGATCTCGTTGTCGTACCGGGTCTGGGCTGTGAAAAGCGGGTCGATGGCGGCGCGCAGTTTCAGGGCGGCGGCGGCGACTTCTTCCTTGGCACGCGCGTCGGCCTCGAACGCGGCAGCGCTCGCGCGTGCTGCGCCCGTCGAGCGGTCGAGGTTGACCGTGGCGAACTGCCCGGCGGCGCCCCGCTGCGCCAACGATGCATCGATGCTGCCCCGCGCTTCGACTCCGGCGGCGGCGAGCTTTGCAGCCGCAGCCTGCTTTCGGAACGCTTCGAGCTGCCGCTGGGTGTACTGGTCGGCCGCGCGGGCTGCGCGATCACCGGCCTCCTCGGCAGCATGCGCCACGCCGCCCATCGCATCCTGTCCGGCGCGCTTTACTTCGGCGAAGTCGTTCTTGACCTCGGCCTTCCCGTCGGTGCGGAGCTGGAAGCCGACGCTACGCATCACCATCGGCATTCTCCTCTTCCGGGCGTTCGGGCGGATTGACGATGATGGCTTCGAGGCGGGGCAGGATGTCGGCGAGCATGGCGCCGTCGACACCGCGGCGATCGCCCAGCATCATCACCGCGGTGAAATCGAGGCCGACCGGCCGGGTGGTGAAGCCCTCAGGCGTCGGAACGACCGCAAGGCGCAGTTGCGACCCGACGCCAGCGATCAGCTGCCAGAGGGCTTCGCCTTCCTCGGTTTGCGGCTCGTACCGGTCGTACGCGCACCCTTCCGTCCCCGCTGCGCGGTCGGCTTTGCAGCGGCCGTTGGTGCCGGCGCCGCAAACGTCTCGACAGTACCCGGCGCCGGCATCTCCCCCAGACCAGTGCCACTCGGCCCGGGAGCATAGCCGTTTTTTTCCGCATCCAGCTGAGCCCAAGGCAACACGTATTCGCGGTCAGCGGCATCGAACAGGCGGGGCTCTGCGAGGAACGCGGAGATCGTGCCGGGCTCGATACGCACGATCGCGCCATCCTCGTTGCGATGCTCGACGTCTGGCGTCGGCTCGATCGGCTGATCGTTCTCGTCGCCGATGCCCTCCCAGCCGATGATGTTGTGCCGGATGACCGCGCCGGAGAACGCGTCCCCCGCCCGCTCGTCGACGTTCGCTCCGCCGGCGCGGAGGACCTCGGCCGCAGCGCGTCGCGCGATCCTGAGCGACAGCGGCGAGGGCTGCGGGTTGAAGGTCACCTTGACGGCCGGCCGCTCGCCCCGCGCGGGAATGAGCTCCTTCGTGACCGGCGCGGGCTTGGCGAGGGCGTACATCAGGCGGCCCCCTTCGCATCAGCTTCCGCCTCGGCGACGAGGGGCGGCTTGATCCACTCGATACGGATCGCGCGCTTCTCCTCGACCGTCTTGAAGGCATCGCCCTCACGCACGAGGTTGCCGCCTTCGACGTCGTAGCGCGTGACCTTGCCCGCCTCTACGTCGGCCTCGAGCACCCCGGGAATCGTCTCGCCAGTGCCGGCGTCGACGATGCGGATGTTGGCGGCAACGTCTTCGGGGAGTCCGCCGGCGATGACATAGGTCGGCGCCGCGGTCGTGTTCTTTGGCTTCGTCATGGGTGCGTCCCTTCAGGCGTAGCTGGCGACGTCATTGGTGAGCACCGCCGTCAGCTGGGCGGCATCCGCACCGGACGCCTGCCAGTCGAAATCGGCCATGATGCCCTTGGGGCCGGTGATCGACCGCTTCGGCTTGGGCAGGAACACGCGCGGCAGGCGGAAGATCAGGCTGAAGGCTTCGAGCGTCCAACCGTAGCTCAGGGCCACGGGGGTCTTGGCGCGGGCCTTGTTGTAGAGCGCCTGCGTGGCAAAGCGCGTGCGCAGCGAGCCGCTTGAAACCGCCTTGCCGGGATCGACACCGGCGATGCGCCCGTCGGAACGGATGACCTCCACCTTGTCGAGCTGGTTCGAATAGGCGAGGTCCCCCGACACCACGTCGGCGACTACCGCACCGTCGATCGTGATCGAGCCCGTCGCCTGGGCGAAGCGCGAACCGCGCAGCACGGTTGGCGCGCCGGCCGCGGACACGGCAGCCGGGTCGGTCTCGCCCTGCGCAATCATCGACAGCGTGGCATTCAGCATGCCCGAGCGGGTGAGCGACGCCTTCAGCGAGTTCACTGCCGCGCCGTAGTGCGTGCTGTGGATCGGCATGTCGGGGTTGCTGAACTCCACCGACGTCGACGGGATCGATGGTGCGCCCGACGTGAAGGTGTGAGCGAACGTCCCGTCGCCTGCGGCCGTCGTGCTCGGCGGGCCGAAGGTCTGGCGCAGCCAGAAGCCGATGCCGCGGGTATCAATCGGCACGACGATGTCGCCATCGTTGGTGATGACGTCATAGGTGGGGTCGAGGCCCTCGCGTCCAAAGCCGAGCTGATCGTCCTCGAGCAGCGGCTGAACCTCGCCCAGCCCATGGCTGACGAACGGCAGTCGGTAGAAACCGGCGGCCGGGGTGGCGCCGTACGTCGTCTCGGCGGCGGCCGACATGACCGCGTTGATGCCCAAGGGTCGTCCCATGGCTGTCTCCTGTGTTGAGCGGAAAGATCAGCCCAGCGGGCTGTTGGTCGAATAGGTCGCGACGATCGCGAAGTCGGCCCAGCCGATCGCCGCCGCGCCGCGGATCTCTGTTTCGCCATCGGTCGGCGCTTCGGCGTCGAGCCAAAGACATAGGCCCCCGAGCGTGCGGTCAGCGATGAGCGCCGCGCCGATCGCCGTCAGCATGTCGTCGAGCACCTGCTGGCTGGTCTGCCAGGAGGATTGGTAGGCGGCGACCTCAACCGGGATGTTGTGCTCCCACCAGTAGGTCGGTGGCGATAGATCAACCTCAGGCTGACCAGGATCACCGGAGCGAACGATCACCATGCCGAGCGGTCCGACCGTTTCCGGCTTTGCCTCCTCGGCCGACATTCCCTTCACCGTGGCGCCCGGCAGCGCGTCCTGGATCAAAGCCTTCACGGCCGCGAGGACATCCACCCGCTTCGACATGATTATCTCCAGCGCGCGTCGAGGTTGGCGGGGAAGCGCGCCTCGGCAAGCGCGGCGGGCGCAGACATGTCGATCGACTTCGGCTTCTTCACCGCACGCACCAGCGTGAACATGATGACTGCCTGCACTGGTCGCGGGTTGCGGGTCTTGCCAGCACGCTCGTTCGCGGAGGCGTTCCGCCAGCGCCCTGTCGCCTTTCGGACCACGAGCCCCTTCATCACAAGGTAGCCGACGCCGCGATGGCGCGTGCTCGGCGTTCGGAAACCCTTGTCGTCGGCCGTGATGAACACGAGGCGGCGCCCGAAACTTTGCTCGACCTTCGCCGGCGTCAGCGCGTCGCCTTGCCGGTTACGAGGGACATCGTCGGTCGGAATCGCGAGATACCGCTTCCCGTTGCGCGGGACGATCATCGCGCCGCTCGCATAGCTCTCGATGATTGCCGCGGCGCCGCGACCATCTTTGGAGGGCTGGGCGTAGACCCAGCCGACTGGCTCAAGCGCGTTGCGCGTCTTCGGATAGGTCACCCCGCGAACGGCGTTAGCCAGGCGGTCGCCAAGCCCCGCCGCGCGCACCTGCGCGCGGAAGGCTTCCTTCACTTCGTCCGTCGTGTCGCGCATCGCCGCGGTCAGAAAGCCCGCGATCTCGCTCTCCGCGCCCGAGACAATCTCGCCGAAGTCGGGGCCTGCTAGCTTGGGACGGAGCACGTCAGGCGATCGGCGCCAACTCGCACGCCCACATATCGCCCGTGCGATTGAGTTGCGGCTCGCCAATGATGGTGAACCGCTCCCCCGTCCGGACGACGACGATCTCGGCACCGGTTTCTGGCACCGGCGCGGTTGCGGCCGGAAAGCGGATCATGTTCGTTTCGACGGGCACGCGCGTGCTGCCGACCGGCAGTTCGTCTGTCGGCCTATCCCAAAGAACGCCGAAGGAATGCTCGACGTCGTCGATCGAGTAGATCCCGCCGCTCGAGTAGCCGACGACCTCCCCGAACTCCTCCGGATTGAAGAAGGCGGCGAGGTCCTCGGCTGACTCGATCGGCATGGGTCAGCCCTTCAGGACTTCGACGAGATCGACAGCGCCGCTGTCGGTCAGCTGCTCGAGCGCCTTGTCGTTGAGCTTGTGCTCGTCGGCGACCTCATCGGTGATGATGGTGCCAGCCTCGATCATGTTCTCCGGCTTCGGG